TCCCTTGTCTGCTTCCAATCTGTCTGAAATCTTTGAAATTCTGTGACATTCCCATCTTCATCAAGGCCGATAATGACCGTATAGTCAAACGACTTCGCAAGGTCAATCCCTATGTATTTAGTTGCCTTATTGGACAACTTCCTTACACATGATTCAATATGTTGAATCCCGAATGGGTTGGAAGCGTTCTCCATTGGATTGGCCATGTACTCCTGCTCAAATACAGAGTGTGGTAGCTGATGCCTGGCATCGTCAATCTCCGTTTTATCTATGTATGGATTGTCATAGGTAGAAAATTTAAACGACTTCCAGTCACCCTCGTTTTTCATGAATAGTGAGTAGAAGTAGTTTTTGCCTTTGGGAGTAGATAGGAATAATGCTTTACCCTTGTAATCAGTCAGAGTAGGTCTGATTGAATTTAACCATCCATCCTCCAAATTAGGAATGAAAGATGCTTCATCAACGACAACAAAGTGAAATTTTCTGCCTCGTAGATTATCAAGTCGTTCACCTGTAAAGAACTCCACCGTTCCACCTGTAGGGAATTGGATAATGAGTTCGGACTTGTTAGCAGGGAATGGGATAAGGGTAGCAAGTTTCTCAAAGAATGTTTTAGCAAGTTTATAGGTCGGAGTGATGTAAGCTACATTATGCCCTCTTAATGCTTCAGATATGATTTCAATTTGCGATAGTTCCGACTTCCCGAACCTTCGCCCACACATAACGACACGAAAACGTGATGAGTTTTCAAGGATTACCTGTTGGTTAATATGGGGTTCGGATAGTTCTATTCTCATGTAGGTGCTTATTTGTCCCCCAGTTCATCCTCACTTTCAGGCCCATCTGATGGATTCCAACTATACGGAAATTCAGGATAGTTCGGGTTGGTCATTAAATGCCACCATGCTATGATGGAAAAAACCATCAACAAAATCAAATATTCCATTTTAAGGCGATTTTAAGCCACTTAATTTATTTTGTGTGGGTTATATCCAAAATTCAAATAAAGTCCGATAAAACGCACCTAATTGCTTTATAGGATAGTTTTACCCTTAACAAAGACTACCTCAATCTTACCATCGGTATCTATCTGCTGTTTTTCGGTCAGTCCGTTAAGTCGTTGTGTGATGCTCGGATTGTACTGTCCGACCATGCCACCTTTAATTTGGTCATCCCTTATCATTTTCTTTATATGCGTACAGACAGGTAGATAATCAGTATAGCTATTATCAGTATTTTTAAAGTAATGGTCTAAACTTGCATGATGTATCTCGTAGGAGTAAATCTCAAATCCTTCCATTGTCAAAGGTACTTCCAATGGCTCTTTTACCATTTCCCCACTCCTTTGGCATAGTTGATACCTGTATCTTGGATTTGCCTTTGTATGCTCTCGATATTCGTTAAATATCTGCATGAGTTTTTCAGGAGTTTCAATATATTTTTTCTTAGCCATCTAACTTTGATTTATAGTGTTCACAAATTCTTTCCATCTCTGCCATGTAATAAGTAGCGAAATCTTTATATCCCTTATTGTGTTGTTGATAATTGACAAAAAGGATGCCACGTAATCTTTGTGAGGGAGTTTTAAGGTTTTCATAATCGGTTTTTAGTTGGTCTATAGTGTCCTCCTCATCTTTGGTGAATGGCTCTTGCTTTATTCCAAAGTAGCAAAAATCCTGATTCAGAGTAAAAATATCCCCAGTTTGAGCAGGTGAAAGCTCCTGTGTTGCAATAGTTAGCTTTAAGGTCTTATCCTTTCGGGTAGATATTGATTCTATTTGTCCTGCTATGAGTATCATTTTATTTCATTTAAGTACCACGAATAAGAAGTATGCAGAAATTCAGCCACACAAACTGGACACCTTGAATTGTACCGATAATGTGGATCAGCGTATTTGACATAAATGTCCAGTAGTTCCTTTTGTATAGCATGGTGAAAGTTTACTATTTCTCCACACTTAGCGTATAGGTCGTAAATATGCCTATGAGTTGCAAAGGGTTGCAAATAACTCACGTCTTTTTGCGTTGATGTCGGCAAAGTTGTATTTTTCTTTCGCCCACTCGTAGAGTTTTTCGCCATAATCTTGTCGTGCATTTGGATTCAAAATTAAATATTTAATGTGTTCAAACCAATCCTTTTGTGAATTTACCCAAAGTACTGGAGCTTCAGGATCACGTGAGTAAGGTTCTACATTCTGAACGATAGCAGGTATCTTCTTACATCCTGCTTCGAGCATTTTAAGATTAGACTTGCAAGCGTGCCACTCTGATTTTTCCAAAGGAATGACCATGATATCGGCTAATTGATAAAGGGCCATGTAGTGGCGTGGAGGCAAACCCTCTACTCTTACACCTGGCAAAGTTTCACCTGCTGTGAATGATGAAAACATTTTCTCCCATATCCTAACTGATTCGGGGTTGTCCTGATTGTAACCTGCCATGACCATTTTAATGCGGTCTTTGTAGTTATGTAACCTTTGCAGTGGATAGCGGAGTATGTCTATGTCTTTGATGTGTGACACACCACCTGCCCAAAAGATACGGATTTTGTCATCTTCTTGCTTTTCGGGAGTGAATTGGTCAAGGCCATAAGGCAGAGCATTCGGTAAGACATGGACATTCTTATTCAGATGATAAACCCTTTCGGCTATCTTTTCATTCGTGCAGGTAACCATGTGTGATACCTGGATATTCTTCTCAATGTTTACTCTGTTTTTGGCGTAGTTCTCATAGTTCAAATGTGAAGGAGGCAGAATCCAATCATCATCTAAGTCCATGACTAACTTTGACTTCTTTGCCACTTCAGGGAATTTATCCTGACATGGAGTCATTCGGTTAAAGGTAACTATGTCGTAATCGCCAAAAAGAATTTCATCGGTAGGGTTATCAGTGACAAGACCTTCGATGTTTTCCATGTAGGCAAGTGGGAGAGTAACACGATGGTAGTGGCATCCCGAATATTGGAATGACAGACCGAGAATTTTCAGCTTTGACATTTATAAGGGTACGGATTGATTTCATGTTGTTTTCAGTACTATTAGTACCATATAGGGTATAAAATTAAACTACTAACTCATCCACATTAATCCCATGTTCATTGAACCTATCATTAACTAACTGGATAAAGTAATCTCCTAAGTCATGTAAGTGTATGGTGGAATCTTCATCTATCTTTCTTTCGATTTGCTTTCTTAGGTCGTAGTAAAGATGCCATAATGCCAAAGCCATGTCAAGTGATTTAACACACCTGAAATGGGATAGTATGTCATCAGAATCGTTTAGGTCAAACTCCAGTATCGCCTTCATCTTTTTTTGTTAATAACTTTGTCCATATCAAACCTACAGTTATCGATATGAGTAGTGTAGTAAATATTGCAAAAAATTGACTCATTTTAACCTCCCTTTTTCATCCATCCTTTGAGGATAGTCTTGATTGATAAAACAGGCATTGTTCCTTAATAGTAGAATTTGAGCATGATTTGCCATACGTACTGCCACCGAAAATTCAAATATAGTTCCCTCTATTATTTTGCCTTTTGTACTCAAAGCATTGCTAATTCTTTTAGCGTATTTTTCGAGGTAGGTAGGGAATAAGTATTTAGATGCTAATTCTATACTCCTGAATACACCGATAAGTCGTTTTTGCTCTGTGTCATACAAAGCTACTATGTAAGTATTTGATTCCATTATTTTAACTTTTGGCCTAAGTAACCTGCTCCAAAGCATACAAATAAGAATTGAGTTATTACAATAGGTAAAAAATAAAGGGCCACCGCCACCCATACGGAAAGACAAGTCACACAGTCAAAAGGTTTCATTCGGTTGTGTGGCATCATTCCAAATCCTTTTTTTATTGCCCTGGGTATGCCTGCTACTTCAACGAAGTAATAAGCAAAGAAAAAAGCTGATATTGGTATTAAGTAAATCATTTAGTTATTTCGATTAGGATGTCATCGTATCTTCCTTTGTTGGCAGTCAGGTCGAATACCTTGTACTTGTACTTTAGTTCTTTAATTCTTTGCTCTATTGCCTCCAGGTCGGACTTTGACTGTATGTCCTCAATGATTAACTTTCCACCTTTATGTATTTTGCGATAGTAATTTTCTATAAAATAAATTTGACTTTCTAAAGTATGAGGCCCATCGTCTATGATGTAATCAAAAAAATCGTTCAATATTTTTTTAACGTATTCATCTGAATAGGCATCTGCTTTATCTAAAATTACTTCATCAGTTGTATTTACTGTAGCGATTGCCTGATTAGTGATGTTTATATCTACTCCAATTATTTCAAAAGCATCTTCAAAGTATTTTTGCCACAGATTTATGCTTTCTCCATTAAGCACCCCTATTTCCATGAGTCTTATTGAACTATACTTTCTCGGACTAAACTCGGCATCATAATAGCCATTGATGTAATCGTGTTCCGTTCCCTTATCTGACTTTGGAGATAGTTGATTGTAAAATTCCGATAGTCTCATTGTTTCTTTTTTAATTTTTCTCTATACCATTTAATTGCATCTTTAAACCCATAAGCATATTCATTACTATGATGAAATAACATTTCTTCTATCTCCTCATCTGATATTTCTGTTTGGGAAGATGTAACTAACTGCATAAACTCATCAAATCTTTGTGAATTAGTTTTCTCATAATCTTCTGATACCATTTCGTTGGTGTCAACAATATGATTTTCTTTTAATGTTTGGGAAGATGTAGTTAACTTTTCATAGCATTTCTTAATGACTTTAGCATCCCATAGAGCATTGTGCTTTTGATAACCATCTACCATTTCTGCAAATTCTTCTCTACTAATATCAGCATCTATACCTTTTACTTTGAATAAAGTACAAATATCAAATGGTATGTAGTAAACATTTTTAGGGATTTTAAAGGCATGACCAAATATATCATTTAATAGTACCCAATCATAAGAAAGACAATCTGACCATATCTCTACTTGCTCAAATTGTGATAACCATTTTTCAAGTGCATATCTAATTTCTTCTTTATTGCCTCTTAATTGTACTGAATAGGATTTATATAAATCATTACCTATTGGATTATCAGAATGACGAGTTGCAGTAAAGTATTCAACTTCATCTACTTTTGGTGCAGACATAATTAAGTTATCAATTACATTTTTTTGTAGCCAACAATCTACTTGACTTTTATCATAATCATTTAATTCTGCATAGAATGTTTTCCCATCCTCAGAAATAAATCCAATAGATATCAATGTGGTGTCTTTGTGTAATCCTGTAAACTCTGTGTCAAAAAATATTTTCATAATATGTGTTTTTAGTTTGTTTTAGTTTCATCACTTCCCTTACTTCCATAAGTTTCATTATAGTATTCATCTTCACTATGTGCTGAACCTCCATAACCATCAAACCAAGCATCTTTTATCTGTTGCTTTTCCAACTTCTTAGCATACATAATCATTGCTTCTGTTGGATGATGAACCTTTTTAAGTTCTTCTATTAACCATTCTACGGCTGTCATAGTTCTTTATTTAATAGTGATTTGCTTCTTTCATTCTTTAACTGCTGAATAATCATAAAGGAATTACATCCTACTGCATACAGATGGCCATATCTCTGCTC